ATTCCTAGAATCTACAGCTAATGGTATCGGAGACTACTTCCATAAGACATGGCAAGCAGCAAAAGCAGGGCAATCTACATTCAAGCCATTGTTTTTTAGCTGGGCAGATATGGAAGAATATGCTATTACACCAAATAAAGATTTCGTTAAAACAGCAGAAGAAGTAGCATTAGCTAAAGAATATAACCTATCTGATGCCCAAATCAACTGGCGACGAGAAAAGATGAAAGAGTTTCCTGATGACCCAGACAAATTCAAGCAAGAGTACCCATTAAATGATGTAGAAGCCTTCTTAGCTTCAGGACGCAGTAGATTCCATATACCAAGCCTTGTTGCTATGGAAGAGAAAGCTAAAGTACCACATGAAGCTGAACTAATCGAAGAAGATGATGAGATATTTAGGACAGTCAAATTAGAAAAAGCCCCACTAAAAATATGGAAACACCCAGAACCAGCTAAGACTTATGTCATTGGAGCTGACGTTGCTGAAGGAACAGGTGGAGACTTTTCAGTTGCTACTATTATGGACGAAGATACTACCGAAACTGTAGCTAGGTGGAGGGGGGACGCAGAACCAAGTGAATTTGGAGAAATATTAGAGCAACTCGGTAGATTTTATAATGGTGCATTGATTGCTTGTGAGATAAATAACCATGGACTTACAACTGTGCAGCGACTCCGTGACCTAAACTACGACAATTTATATCGTAGGGAAAAGGGTATTGACGAAAGGTACGAAACATTTACTAGTAGTCTTGGCTGGAAGACCGACCGTAAGACAAAACCTTTGATGATAAATGCACTAGCTGAAGCAATCTTGACACATAAGCTAAAAGATTATGATATAACTTTTATTAGAGAATGTATGAGCTATGTTGTGGACGATAGGGGGAGAACTAATGCCCAGAAAGGTGAACATGACGATACAATCATTTCTACAGCAATTGCCCTACAAGTATTTGATTGGACCGATGTATCAGTGAAGCGTCGTGATGTTGCCTCTTATATACCAGAGAAATATTTGAATATACGAAAGAAGTATAAAGGAATGGTAAAAAAAGGTGCAGGAAGATAACTTTATAACAAAAAAGGTATTCTGTATAATGCGAGATAGATAAGGAATAATTTGATGCCTAAGAAACCAGTAGATACAAGTAAAACGCTAGACATAGCAACATTTGACCAAACAAACAATGTAGACAAAGAAGAAGTCGATGCAACTTTAGATATGGTAATGGACAGATTTGATGCTGCCCGTTCTTATACACGTCGTGGTTTCTGGGATACTTGGAAGAATGCCCGCAAACTTTATAACTCACAGCGTATTATGGTTAATTACGAAGGCAACTCAGATACTTTTGTTCCTGAAACGTTTACTATCCTACAAAACATTAAAGCTCAAATCATTGGTGGCAAAATCTCTGTTGATTACTACCCTACTAGCAAAGAACAAACTGGAGATACTAAAGTCCTTAAATCTCTTATGGACCAGATTTGGATACAAGACAAGACTAAACTAAAAGCTTCTTGGGCTATTGACGACTCTCTACAAGTAGGTAACGGTTATTTGTGGCAATACTGGAATGGTGAGTTTCCAACTAACAAATATGTACCAACAGAAGACAACTTCTTCGACCCAGATGCTACATCTTATGAGAACCTACGATTTGGTGGCTACCGATACCTTACAACTGTTGCTGAACTAAAAGAAGCAACTATTGCTAACGTAACTTATGACCCAACTATTAAAGGTTCTGAAAAACGAGTACAACGATTCAAAAACCTAGATAAATTAGATTCTTACAAAGAAGAAGAAGACAGCAAAGGAAACTTTGAAAACGATAAGATGGCTAAGCAACTTCGTGAAGAGATGATTGCTGGTGCAATTCTAGCTAATGAGAACGATGACGACCAGATTGTAGAAGTTATTGTTTACCACGACAAAAAGAAACTTGTTCGTATTGCTAACCGATGTACTGTTATTGAAGAAGTAGAGACTCCATTCAAACGAGACAAGAAAACTATTGACTCAGTAGATGACATGGGTAACCCAGTTAAGTTCGACCTACCTGAAATCAAACCATTTATCCCAGTAGCTCCTTTCCGAGATATAACTGACGGTGCTATGTGGTATGCAAAAGGTGAGATTGAAGTAATTGGTGATATTCAAGAACTTATCAACGATACACAGAACCAAAAGACTGATAACTTGAACTACTCACTTAACCGAATGTGGACTCTTGACCCATCTCAAGCACATAAGATTGACCAAATCCAATCAGTTCCAGGAGCAGTATTTACTGTCCCTCCAGGAAGCCTGCAAGCTTTGCCTAACCAGAACGTTGGACCTGAAGCAGATAACGAAATCATGCGACTTCAATCACTTATGCGTCGTGCTACAGCATCTGAAGAACTATTTGGTGGTTCATACACACATACGACAGCTGCTCTTGTTAATGCACAGATGCAACAGTCAGGTTCTAAGTTCGATGTTAAACTTGAACACTACGAATCTGAAGCATTTACTATCCTTGCCAACAATATGCTCAAGATTATGCAAATTTTCCTTACTCAGGAACAAGCAGTTCGTTTAATTGGACAAGAAGGAATCGAGTGGAAAAACTACAACCCAGGTGAATACCTTGGCGATTACGATGTAAAAGTTCAATTAGACTACAACTACCAGAAATATCGTGAGACTGAGAAGCAAAATGCAATGCAATTCTTCCTACTAGCAAGCAAACTACCATTTGTAAACCAAGAAGCTTTGTTCAAGATTACTGCAACTACTTTATTTGACAAAGATAGCAACGAAATTAGCTCACTTATCCAACCATCACAACCAGCAATGCAACCAGGACTGCCAATGGGTGCTCCACAAGGTGGCTCAATCAGTGGAATGCCACAAGAAGGACAGGGAGCAATGGCTTCTTTACCACAATCACAGGCTGAGCGAGCAGTTGGAATGAGTGCAATGAACGCACAGGGCATAAACATACCAGGAATGCCATCATAAAGTAACAAAAGGGGTTAAAAATGAATTCAGATACAATGACATCAGAGCAAATTAACGCTCTACGAGACTATATCAAGTCAGATAGTGGAAAAATGTTCTTACAACTTATTGCGAATAGGGAAATATCTCTAAAAGCAGAGGCTTGGCAACGTGATGTCACTACTGACCGACAAATTCAATTATTAAATCAAGAATATGGTATGTATTGGGTACGAACACTTATACAAGACCTTGTTGCACCAGTCCAAAGACTAAATATAGCCAATTTCGATGAACAGAATGAGCGGTAGCTGCACCTCTACCGTTCATTTTGCTTATTGTAAATAGAAATATAAGCGCATATTATTAAGTCAGGTGCAAGTCAACTTTAACAACATAGGGGAGAACACTATGAATCCAGAGGATACCACAACCTCAACGGTTCAAGATACCGTTCAGGCGCAAGAAATTGCACAACCTGAAGAACTTGGAACGCAGGCGGTAGAGAGCGAAGAATCAACTTCGACTCAGGATACCACGAACCAACCATCAACTGAGGCACCAGCTTCAGAGGATACAGACCTAATTGAATGGGCTGCTAAAAAGGGAGTCAAAACTGATGACCCAATGGCACTATTAAAAATGGTCAGAGAGAGTGAAAAGAAGATGCACGAAACTTCGCAAGAAGCTAAGCAACTTCGGGAAACTTTTAATACTATCGGAGAAGAGCAAGGTTTCGATGATACCACGCTGTTAGTGAATAGATTACAAGTAACTGATTTCTATCTCAATAATCCGCAAGCTCGTCAATATGACGATAAGATGGCTGAAATTGTACGAAGTAAACCATTCTTGGCTAATGACCTAGACACTGTCTACAAATTGGCACGTTTCGAAAGCGCAGAAACTCAAGCATTGGCACAACGTCAACAGGTTCAGAAGGAGACTCTTGCACAGGTAGCAAAGGCTGAATTAGCTGGAGCACCAGAAGCCTCAGCAACTACACGAGAAGTAGGAAGTGATGAGATTACT